CGGCAAAACGCTCTCAAGCCAATCTAGGTGGGCATAGACGGCGCGAGGCTCCCAACAAGTATCAGCAAAAATCGCACAATCTGGCATCGGCTCAATCTCACCATGAGAAGCCATCAAGGCCATCGTGGTTGATTGAACTCCAGCCCCAAGGCTGATAACCCGCAGCATCACTCTCTCCCTCGGTGAGAGGCGAGGGCGACGCGGGCGATTCTGCGCGATTGGTGTTGCTGCGTGACGGTTCGATTTGTCATGCCGACATTGAACGAAACGGCCATTGCGCGGCTGTTGGAGACGGCCGGGCTTGTGATCGGGGTGGGGGATTTTCGGCAGGAGAAGGGCAAGGGTAACTACGGGCAATTCCAGATTGCCAACAAGTCGGACTGCGCGGAGATCATGAAGGTGGGCGGCATGACGGCGCAGGACAGAGGGCTTGCGGAACCGGAGTGCTACGATACGGAGAGCGCGACGTTGCTGGCGTGGAACGAAGAAGAGCGCAAGCGGCGCGGTCGGTAGGTCGCAAGGCAGACGCGGCAGGGCGCGGCTCGGCATGGCCTGGCTGGGCACGGCGGGGCAGGGCAAGGCAGACATGGCGGGGCGAGGCCCGGCCCGGCGGGGCAAGGCTGGGCGGTCAACCAAAACAAGGAGGCAGTATGCGAATGAGCGATGATGTTGTATCCGAACTGCGGGCGTTGGAGGATCGGCGCGGTCGGCTGACGGCCGAAGCAGTCGTTGAAGCGGCAGAACCGGAGGATTCTGTCCTGCACGACTGTTTCGAGTGGGACAATGACGCGGCGGCGCACAGTTACCGGATCGAGCAGGCGCGGGAGTTGTTGCGCCGGGTGAAGATCGAAGTTGAGATCGAAGAGCGAACCGTGCGCGTGGTCGGCTACGTGCGCGATCCCGAGAAGGCGGGCGACAAGCCGGGTTACATAAACACGTTGAAGGTACGGGGCGACACGGCTACCGACCTGATGCGGGCTGAGTTGGGGATGGTGAGTGCGGACCTGGCGCGGGTGGTCGGGCTTGCGCTTGCGAAGTCGGCTGAGTTGCCGGAAGGTCTGTCGGTGAAGATTGCGGCGATCAAGGGGCATTTGGATCGGCTGTCGGAAAGCCTGTAGTGTATTTGTCGGGGCGCGGCCTGGTCTGGCTCGGCGTGGCGCGGCAAGGCAGATAAGGCAAGGCCTGGTATGGCCCGGCGTGGCTGGGCGGGGCAAGGCAGACGTGGCATGGCGGGGCGCGGCGCGGCGCGGCAAGGCATGGCAAGGCAGACATGGCTGGGCGTGGTTAGGCAGGGCCTGGCGTGGAACGGCGCGGCGAGGCAAGGCTGGGCAGACGCGGCCAGGCATGGCACGGCGAGGCAAGGTACGGCGCGGCGAGGCGCGGCCGGGCTTGGCAAGGCAGACGCGGTCCGGTAGTCTAGGCGGGGCTGGGCGAGGCTAGGCATGGCGAGGCCTGGCAACAATGGCCCCCGGATGTTAACTCATCCGGGGGCTTTCTTTTTGTGCTACACCATAGCATAAATGCACTTTCGGCCTGTTGACGCTACAAATACGTAGTGCGACAATTCGGGCATGGCGACATTAGCGGCTCAGTTGGCAGACCTGCAAGCGCAACTCGTATCCGTCAAGGCGGCGCTCACTGCCGCGCGTGACGGTCCGTCATCCTTCACCGTTTTGGGAATGACCCACACGGCCTGGCGGCTGTCCGATCTGCGGGATGAGCAGACGCGCATCGAGAAATCCATCCAACGCCTCCTGCGCGGTGGGCGCGGGATCGTCGTTGACCTGTCGGTTTCCAGCGAGACGGAGGAACCGGCATGACGAAGCTTCGGACATCCTCGCAGATCGTGCGCGGCCGCAAGTATTCGCTCGGTTACGGCGCTGTTGACGATACGACCCGCCGCCGCAAGCCGATTCTCTACACTTCTCCTGAAAGCTCCGTCCTGACAGCGCCCAAACGCGAGAAGGCGTCTGCTACCGCTCGCAACGACCGGCGCAACATGTCGCTGCTGGCGTGGATGATCCGCCGGCATCTTGACAACGTAAGCCGATTCACGCCGCACGTCCGCACGGGAAACGATGCGGTTGACTCCGTGATCCGTAAGCTGCTCGCCTGGCACGCCCGGCGCTCGCAGTTCGATGCGCTCGGTCGACACGGGCGTGACGAATGGCTGCGCATGTTTGAGGCGTGCAAGATTATCGAAGGCGACTGCGGCGGGCTGAAGGTCGGCGGCGGGAAGCTCCAGGGCGTGGAGGGCGACCGGATTGCGCGGCCGACCAGCATCCCGTCAACCGTCCGCGATAAGGCGGCGCTCAAGAGCGTTACCGACGAAGGGCTTGTGTTTAACGCGGATGGCACGCGCAAGGCGTACTGTGTCTGCAAGCGCGGCGGGCACAACGGCAACGCGCTTGAGTTCGAGCGAATCGTGCCCGTGGGCGAGATGATCTTTGACGCCTATTGGCCCGAACGCTTTGACACCAATCGCGGCGTGTCGCCATTGCTGACGGCGCTGAACGAAGGCGCGGACGTGCGGGAAACATGGGAATGGCTTGTGTTGAAGGCTAAAGCATCGGCCCTGTTCGGGCTTGCGTTTACCCGCACGACTTCGGATGACGTTTTTCCGACGCAGGGCGATCCGGCTACCGAAGCGCCGGAATCCGAGGGCGCGACCTATTCCGCGCAAGTGGCGGCTGGTATCCAGTCGCGCGGGCTGGTGAATCTCGACCTTGATCCGGGTGATGAAGTCAAGGAGATCGAAAGTCACACGCCGAATGCGCAGGTTATCGAGTTCACGCGGGAGTTGATCCGGTCGGTGCTGCTGGCGCTTGATATCCCATTCACGTTCTACGATTCCCTGACTGCATCCTTCAGCGCCCGCATAGCCGACCGCAACGAATACGAGGAGAGCTGCGAGTGGAAGCGTGAGAAAAACGTGGACATCCTCCATGATATATATAGTGAGTGGTTGATTCCTGTTTGGGCTGAGGCTGATCTGTTCGGATTCGGCAAGGCGCTCAAAACCGCGCAAATCAAAACGGAAGATGTGAGCGTGTCTTTGCGTTGGGTTCCGGCAGGTCGGCCTTGGCTTGATCGTTCCAACGAGATGTCCGGGCACATCCTCGCTCTGGCGGCTGGTGTGACGAGTACGCCGCGTATTTGTTCGGCCTACGGTGATGACGCATACGAAATTGCGGCCGAGCAAAAGGAATATCTCGCAAAGGCCGGCATTCCGCTTCTCTACGCGCAGGGCGGACAGGTGCCCGTCAACGACTTACTGCGGAATGCCCGCGAGGGGGCATTGCCGGGACAGCAAGATGGAGGAGCGAATGCCGATTCCGAAACCGCAAAGTGACGAGAGCAACGACGATTTCATCGCCCGGTGCATGGCCGATCCGGTGATGAATGAGGACTTCCCCGAGAACGGGCAGCGGTTCGCAATCTGCCAGCGTCAGTGGGAAGAAGACAAAGCGGAAGGCGAGGAGAAAAACGAAATGCCGAAAGACAATTCAACAAAGCGGTGGTTCTCGACGGGGTTCATGGGCGGCGGGGTCGGGACCGTGGATGCTGACGCTCACGCGCTGCATGAAGCCGTGATGATTCGGCCTGGTGAGGCAATGGGCCACGACCTCTGGATTGACGCCGAGTTTTGTTCGGCCATCGCGGCGCGCGGCAACGCTTCCGGCAACAAGGGGCTGAAGGCGCGGTTCGGCCATCCGAATATGTGCTCTGAGGCGCTGGGCACGTTTCTCGGGCGGTGGAAGGGGCTGAAGGTTGACGAATCCGGGCGGGTGACTGGCGATCTATTCCTGTCCAGCACGGCCGCCGAATCGCCAAAGGGCGACCTGCGGAAATACGTTGAAGAGATGGCCGCGAAAGAGCCGGAACACTTCGGCGCGTCGGTTGTCTTCACGCGGGATGAGGAGGCAGAATATGCGTTCATGTCAGCCAACGGAGGCGAAACCGGATTCCGGTCGCCTGACCCGAATAACGCACGCAACCTACCTCACGCCCGGTGCGCCGAACTTCACGCGGCGGACCTTGTTGACGATCCTGCGGCGACTGATGGGATGTTCGCGGGAGCGGCCGGACTCAGCCTTGCCGCGCAGATGACCGAATGGCTCGATACGCATCCAGGCGTACTGAAGGCGATCAATGACGAACCGGCGTTGCTGGATATCGTGACGCGGTACGCGGATGAGTTGAAGCCGTTCCTGACGCGGTACACGGAGAATCTTGCGAAGAAAGAACTTGCCGACGCGGCAGAGTCCACGGCGGTGACGGTAGCGAAACAGGTCGAAGCGGTGCCCGCAGAGCCGGACGCCGAACTGACGACCAGGGTGCAGGCGCTTGAGTCGCAGTTGAATGACGCGACCGAAGCGATGGAGCGGATGGCATGCGAGCACAAACGCATCGCCGGGGAGCTGGCCGATATGACAAGCGCGTTTGATGCGGCTGTCCTGTCGGCCGAAACGCGGGCGCTCGAAGTGTCCGTACTGACGGAGCAACTTGCGGCGCGTGACGTTGCGGTGAAGCAGGCGGAAGACGCACGGGATGAAGCCCGGCGCAAGCTGGCGGCAATCGAGGCGGGCGCTCCGCCGTTGTCTGCCGGTGCGGCTGAAGTGAAAGGGACAATCTCGGGCAGCATGTGGGATGACGCCCGGAAGTCAAAGCGCCGCTCGTAGCGGCAGGAGAAATAGTCATGGCTGACAATACAAACACGATGGCGGGGCTACTGGCCCTGAACGACCGCAACCTGTCCGGGGTTGAGGCGAGTGACATTCTGAACCAGGCTCCGGTTGTTGCGGCTCTGTTCGCGCAGCCTGCCTCGCAGGGTGGAACCACGCACAAGTTCCAGCGCGATGCGACCGAGCCGGGCGTCGGATTCCGGCTGGTCAACGAAGGTATCACGAACGGGACCGGCACGTTCGATATCGTCACGCTGACCTGTGCCCTGCTGGACGGATCGCTGACCCGCGATAAAGCGGTTGCGATTGCCTACAAGGACGGCCCGCAGGTGTACATGGACAAGGAAGGCAAGAAGTCGCTGCGGGCGGCATTCTTCGCGCTCGAAAAGGCGTTGTTCCAGAGCGGGCAGAACAAGCAGTTCACATCGCTCGCTGGCAACGTGTTTTTCGACCAGATCACGGTTGATGCGCAGGTCGTGAATGCCGGCGGCAGTGGTGGCCGTTCGGTGTGGCTGCTCCGTTCGGCTGAGGACGGGGTGAGCATGATTGCCGGCAACGAAGGCCGGATTGACATGGCCGTTGAAGATGCGACCGTGCTGGCCCGCGATGCGTCGAACCGCTCCTATACGGCGTTGCATCGCTCGCTGCTCGGGTGGTTCAACGTGCAGGTCGGGAGCAAATATGACGGTGTGCGGATCGTCAACCTTGACGGCACGACCAGCCACACGCTGACCGACGCGATGATCGCACAGGCGGTCGTCAAGGCGAAGGTTGGAATGCCGTACAACCTGATCGTGATGTCCAGGACTTCGCTGTATGAGCTGTGGGCCAGCCGCACGGCGACGAATCCCACGGGCAAAGAAGCAGCGATTCCGGCGGAAGCGTTCGGAATCCCGATCATCGTGACGGATGGTCTGAGCGAAGCCGAGGCCGCGATCAACACGACCACGACCACGACCACGACCAGCACGCAGGCTTAGGCTAAACGGCCGCGCGGGGGAGGATGATCCCTCCCCCGCAAAGCCCTGCGGGATGATGGATAGGAGAAAGACGATGAAGAAACTTCTGATTGTGGTTCTGATCGGTGTGGCTGTTGCTGGCATGGCGCTGGCGCAGTCCGCCGACTGGTCAATCCGCGAAGTGCGCGATCCCGTGCAGTTGAGGGAGAAACTCAACGGAGACATGGGTGACATTGAGACGCGCATCGCAGCGGTTGAGGCGACCGGTGTGGGCGGCGCACTGGCGAGCGGCAAAGTGATTGTCGGCAACGCCGGCGGCACGGGAACGGCCGTAACTGTCACGGGCGACATCAGCCTGAGCAATGCTGGTTTGGCTGACATCAAAACCAACAGCGTTACTTCGCTGGACATTGCGGACGGCGCGATTGTCAATGCGGACATTAACGCCTCGGCGGCGATTGTTGGAACCAAATTGTCTTCAGCGGTTCAGACTTCGCTGGGCAAGGCTGACTCTGCCCTTCAATCAAACACGACAACCCTGTTGACTGAGGGCTACTTGGATGTGCTGGACCGTACGGGCACCAACTGGCTGGCGTTTGTGAAGGCTGGCTTGGGAAGCACAAACTGGATTGTTGAAGTACAGTAAGACGGGTACGCCCGTTGGGGCGCGGGCTACCCTCCTGGCCCGCGCCCTTTTTCTAACATGAGCCTGCAAAAGACAACGGTTGAGATTGCTTACCGCGCCATTCGGGATGCGGTTCCCGGCGCGTGTGTATCGGCCCGCTTCCAGTCATCCGGCCGTACTGTCGTCGGGATACGCGGGCAGAATGCGGCGCAGGAGGATCACACGCTTTACGGTGACGCGGCAGGGATTACCGGAACGCTGATGATGTTGCTGTCGGAGTTTGGTGCAATCCCGCCGGCCGATGGAGAGAAGTTCATCGTGCGCGAGGGGCCGGGTGGTGAGATGACCTATCGCATCATTTCACACGAGGACGATCAAACGGGTACGCTACGAAGTTTGGACTACGCGGAGGAACACGCGCCGTGATGGACGTTGATATAAAACTGGACGAGCGAGATTACCGTAACCTACAGAAGGCGCTTGACCATGTGATTGCGATGGGTCGGGTCAGTGTGCAGAAGGCGTTACACAAGGCGGCCTACAGTCTACTCCGTTCGGCTGCTGCGGCTAGCAAGCTCGGAAAGACAAAGCACGAACTGATTCCGAATCCTAATCTGACGACGCGGTTCGCCGGGTTCCCGTTGTTAGCTGTTTATTTGACGCAGGGTGGAGGTCGGGCTTTGGTTCCTGTCTCGGGACTTAGCGATCCAAAAACAACGATCGAACGGCGTGGGTTAGCGAAGGCGTCATGGCTTTTCATGCAGAGACGTTTTGGTCCCGCGAGTGCAGCAATCAGTAAAAGCGGTAAGGAGAAGCGGTACGTTGCTCGTTATACTTATGTGCGAGATTCAAGCGCGAAACGAGGTATAGCTCAAGTATTACTGGTCAACTCCCTTGGTTACATTTCAACCGCCTATCCCGGCATCGCGGAGACGGCCACGCGCAAGGGCATGACGGCATTTGCGGCGACGTTTGATCGGGAGTTCGCATCGAGGTTGAAAAGACAATGGGCCTAGAGCAAAACGTGGAGACGGGACTGCGCGACGCATTCAATTCGGCGTTCACGACGGCGGGCTTGACGCTTCCGACCTATCGGCGATTCTGGTCGGATGATGAAGCCGGCGCGGATGATGAAAAGCACGTCATGCCTTTTGTCGGCATCGTCGCGCATCCGGGGATCCCAACGGGCGTACAGTCTATCTTTCGCGGTGTGCCGGTGGATGTCCTATTCGCAACGCAAGTTTCCGACGATCCGAAGCGTGACATCCTGCGGGCGATCTACGAGGCGGCGCGGGATACGCTTGACGAAGGCGCTATTACGCTGTCCGGCGCGAGCGTTACGGGCATTGAGATCGAAGATGGTGAGTGCGGGATTGAGGGAAACATGCAAACCGTCAGCTTGCGGTTGACGGTGAACGTCTGCGGCGCGGAATAAAACAGAGGAGATGCAGTCATGGCTGATCCAATAATGGCGGGAACGAATCACTTCGGCACAAGCGCGAAGTTCGGTATTGAGGAGAGCACGCAAGAAGAGTTTCAGCAGTTTATGCCGGTATTCGCGGCGAACGGAAACTACCTTTGCTCTGCGGTGTGGGACAAAGGCGACACCTACGGACAGCGCGGACACTACTGCGGAGGCGGGGCCGTTGACATCGTAACAGATTTGGGCACACTGATCACGACCTTCGGTGCGGTGGTAAGCGCCAAGGTGCCCACCCGACTGACGGTGAGTTTCTCGGCTGGCGCTCCAGCCGCGTATGACATCGAAGGTCATCAGCACGACGACAACCCGCACACGACCGGCCTGGCATCCGGTTCTTGCGCGGGTATCATCCCGGCGTCGTCCGGTGTTGGTGTGCCGGCGCTGATCACGGTTGCCGGGACCGTCTCGCCCGTGGATGCTGAGGTCGTGTTTGAGATCGAGCACGTTGACAAACCTGGCGCGACGGGTACGCATTTCCACGGGCAGAATGTCGGACGCATCAAGGTATCGCTGTCTGTCAGTTACGAGGGCACGGTGTCGGGGGTGACGGCCGGCAGTTGGCTCAACATTATGACCTTCAAGACGGAGAGCAACGAGAGCACACCCACGAGCCGCGTGACGGCCGAACAGTACCTTGCGGCCGCCGTGGCGTAATGGAGTCCGGCATCCGACGGAGAACAGGACGGGAGGCCAACAGTGAACCGACTGGCAGAGGAAAGAGTCAGGACACTGTTGGCCGAAACCGGGTACACGCTCACGGTTGAAGACTTCGACGATCTGTCGGAGCTTGATCGGATCGCCGGGGCTGTCTCCGAGGAGGCGGCTGAGTTCGATGCACTCCCGTTCTACGTTGCGGACCTTCCTGTTTACCCACTCACTATCGGCAAGATCGAATGGCTTCAGGCCGCTGAGCCGTGGTTTGACAACGAGTACGAGTGGGCGTGCGCGATTGGGATGTGCCTGACGGAGCCATCCGGCCCGGCGCTTGTCAATGCGGCGCACGATGCACCCTCAGCCGTTCGCGCCGTGCGGCAATGGCGCAAAGCATCCGGTTGGACGCCCGCGCAACTCATGCGGGCGATCAAGCATCGGATCAAGGCAGGCGACGGCGACGGCAAGGGTGGGACAGTGGCCGGGGTGCTGCGCGTGCTCTGTACGGAGTTCGGATCGTGCCCTGACTTCTGGCTGTGGGAGTGCGACGTTGCGCTTGTTGAAGCCCTGCTCCGCGACTGGTCGAAAGCGCAAGAGAAGCAGGCGCAGCAATATCGCAATGCCCGCGACAAGTCGCCGCCCGCGCCGACCTACCGATACGTAGCCATGCGGAAACTCCGCGAGAAGGCGGACGCATTGAGGATTAAATGGCAAAGCAAAAGCTGAGTTTCGTTATTGAGGCGAAGAATGCAATCGCCAAAACGATTGGGCAGGTCAAGCGTGGCCTGGCCGAACTGAAAACGTTCACGGCCAGCGTCGGTCGCGGGATTGCCACGGCGTTCAAGTGGGGGGCCATCGGGATTACGGCCGCCGTCGGGGCGATCAGTTATCTGGTTAAGAAGTACACGGAACAGGAGGCCGCCGAAGCGCATTTGCAGCAGGTAATCCTGAAGACCGGCGCGGCGCTGGGCGTGACGACCGAGCAGGCGAAGAAAATAGCCAACGAGCTTCAGGACGTGACGACCTACGGCGACGAAGCTGCCATGACGATTCAGAGTATCTTGCTCGCAACCAAAGGCGTTACGGGCGAGAATCTGAAGCAGGTTACGGAGCTTGTCATGGATTTGGCGACTCATTTGGACCGCGACTTCACGCGGGCGGCGTTGGCACTCGGGAAGGCGCTTGAAGACCCGGCGGAAGGCGTGAGCGGACTGGCGATGGCTGGCATCAAGTTCAGTGACGCCGAAGAACGGGCTATTAAGCGAATGGTTGGTATGAATCGGGCGGCGGAGGCGCAGGCGACCATCCTTGCGAAGGTTGAAGGCGCGTTCGGCGGTGTGGCCCGTGCGCAGCGGCAGACAGTTGGCGGGCAGATTGTTTCTTTTTGGAACCGTGTTGGCGATCTGGCTGAAGCGGCGGGACAGGCATTTGCTGAGGGACTGAAACTTAAGGACATGTTCGGTTCGATGGAAGCTCAGGTCAAGGCGTGGTCGCAAAACATCGGGGAGTTACTTAAGCCGAAGATTGAAGAGTTTCGCGTTGCGCTGGAAGGTATATTCAGCGGCGACCAGGCGCAGCGGCAGAAGGGTATTGCGGCGATGGGTGATATGATCAAAGAGGCTGGATCGTATGCGCTGCCGCACCTGCGGAAGATCGGATATGTGGTTGGCGGGGTGATGTGGGAAGGCTTCAA